GATGACTTGAGTGTTGTGGAGTTGGCGGAAGTATTTGCGAGAACTAAGCTGCCCTGAGTTGACGAAGCAACACCAAACGTAGCCGCGCCAGTAACGCCAAACGTGCCACTAACGTCCAGCTTTTTGCTTGGCGTCATGCCGATGCCAAGGTTGCCGCTGGCGTCCAGCCGCATCTTTTCGACGTTGTCTATGCCGAAATAGATCGGCTGCGCGGCACCCGTATCAATGGTGATACCGCCAGGGCCATCGTTGTAAAGCAACATTCCGCCCTGACGGAATATTCCAGACGTAGTGTAAGACGCTCCATACAAACGGGCGACGGCAGTGTGACTACCGTTAGACAGCAAATAAGCAGAAGAAGCTGACGTTCCGCCGCTGCTGTTCGTAAGCGCGACCCTACTTTCAGCGTTCTGCGCCTGTACAACGTCCAGCTTTACAGCAGGTGAAGCCGTGCCAATGCCGACATTTGTGCCGTCGTCGTACACAACCGACGCCGACGCCGCCGACGTACCGTTGCCCTTCACCAAATAGCCGGTGGTCAGGCTGGTAGCGCCCGTGCCGCCGTTTGCTACGCCCAGCGTGCCAGCCAGCGTAATCGTGCCGCTGGTGGTCACAGGACCGCCGCTGGTGGTAAGGCCGGTAGTGCCGCCACTTACATCAACCGACGTAACCGACCCGCCGCCTGCCGTTGAAGCAATGGTGATGGAGCCGTTGCCATTGGTGACAGTAATGCCGGAACCAGCCGTCAGCGTGGCCTTGGTCAGCGTGTTGCCGGTGCTGTTGCCGATCAGAAGCTGGCCGTCCGTGTAGGTGGTCTGGCCCGTGCCGCCGCTGCCCACAGCCAAGGTGGACGACAGGCCGCCCGCGTTGCCGCTAATGTTGCCAGTGATCTTGGAGCCAGCAAGGCTGGTGATCCAGGCCGGGTCCGAATAGCTGCCCGACGTATACACGCCGTTTGTCACGGTTCCGGCGTTGCCGCTGATACCTATGCTCCAAGTGCCCGACGCGCCAGTGCCGGTGGGCGAGGGAACGTCAGTGCCAATGGCAACGCCAAGCGCAGTGCGAGCGCCAGAAGCCGTTGTCGAACCTGTACCACCATTGGCGACGGCCAGCGTGCCAGACATGGTAAGCGTGCCGCTGCTGGTGACAGGGCCGCCAGTGAACGACATGCCGGTGGTGCCGCCCGACGCATTGACGCTGGTGACGGTGCCAAGGCTAGGCTCAGTAGACCACTCAACGTCCGTGCCGCCGCTGTTAAGGCGCAGGAACTTCAAAGCATTGCCAGCGTAGGACGGCAAAAGATTGACGCGGGCAGTCGCAGCCGTTGTCGCGCCAGTTCCACCCTCGCTGACTTGCACCTGATCGCCAGACAAGCTGAACGCGCCCGAAGCCGACAGCGTGGTGAACGCACCAGCCGCAGCCGTGCTGCCGCCAATGGCCGTGCCGTTGATCGTGCCGCCCGTGATGGTTGCGCTGCTGGTTGTAATGTTGCCGTTAACGCCGCCCGTCGCGGTAATCGCACCAGTCACGCCCAAAGTTCCGGCAACAACCGTGTTACCGCTGGCAGCCGCCACCGTGAACTTGTCGGTGTTTACGGCAAAGTTGCCTTCCACATCCAGCGAGCCGCTGTTGATCTGCGTGCCCTGGACGGTGAACGTCTTGCCCGACGGCACAAGAACGCCGTTGTCGGTGAACTGCAAGACAGGCTCTGCCAGCACGGTGGCCCAAAACTCAGCCGTTCCCTCACGGTAAAACCCGCTGCTGGTTTCCGTCAGCCAGGCCATGCCCGGCACGGAATCAGTGCCGTCGTCAAACCGCAGCGGGGCCAACATGCCGCCTTCACCCGTGCGCGACAGGCTGTTGGTAAGCTCGTTACCAACGTCCTCAAGCGTAGTGTTGGCCCATTCCGTCTCAATCGTGGTGTTGGGTTCAACCGGGTTGCCGATGGGCAGCGAGTAAGTACCTGAACCGTTGCGGGGCATGTCTTTAATCCCTTACTTGATTTGTAGTGGTAGTCGCCGCAGCCGCAGCGTCAATCGACTGTGCGTTCAACCGTCCGCGTGCCTGCAATTCCTGCAAGCGTCTCAGAAACGCAAGGCTTTGCTCTGGGTTGTCAAAGCTGGTCAGGTGCTGTGCGACCTGCGCTCGCGTTTGCTTTCCGACTGCGCCAGATATGCTGTTCCACACACCCTTGATGGTTGACTTCACAGGCGACGAAGCCGCCTCTATTACCGCATCAGGCGTGAGGGTATCGACAGCTTCCGCCGCCTTGTCTACCGTCTGCGAGCCACTACGCACGAAATTGCTGGTGCGAGCCGCCTCGTTTTCCATGTTAAGCCGCGCCTCAAGGTCGGCTGGACGGTTTCTGACGTTCGGGATTGAGGACTGCAACTTTGCGCGGCTCTCGGCGTTTCCGTAGAAGCTACGCAGCACGTTGGGCTGGCTACTAAGGTCTGGCATAGAATTAACGCCGGTACGCAACGCTTCAATCTGGCCGCGCCTGTACCATTTCGACTGCGGGCCTGTAGCGTTTCCAAGAATAGCGTTCACATCGGAAGCGCCTTCCTTCGGGAAGTTTAGGCCAGCTTCGTAAAACTCACGTGCTTCTGCTGGGCCAGCGTAGGAAGCCCTTGCGCGTGCGAACACATTGCCGCCAGGTGCGGCGTCTGCCGCAGTCACAAGTTCCCGGCGGGCCTCGCCAGCAAACTGGCGTGCTTCATTTGTCGCAACTGGCGCACTTTGCACCGGGCGCGGGTTTATTGAATAGGACGGTCTCAGCATTTCGTTAATGTTTCGGTTTACTCGATTAACGTCGGTGAAACTTGGGTTTCTCGCAAAATTTCCATTATCATCAAACAGGGGATTAAACGGCCTCCCCCAATTTTGGGCAGCAGTTTCTGACTCACGAATAATTCCCTGCACGGCTGGCTGCCTAAAGCTACTTAATACTACGGGGTCCGTGATCTCTGGGAGGCTAGCTAACTGTCGGTAATACGGGCCAGATTCAGTGCGGGCCTGCGTCAGCAGATCGTCCAGCACAGCTTCGCCGCGCCCCGTCGCCCGCGTTCCAAGAGCGCGTTCTAGCGCGTTGACAACACGCGACGGCTGGCTGGCAGCGCGTTCTGCCAGCGCAGTTTCAACGATATTGCTGCCTTCGCCTGGCAGCGTGCGAACGGAGCGACCAAGACGCTGCGTCTGGGTGCCTCCAACGTCAATAACGCCCAGCGGGACGCCAAGCCTGCGGGATTCCACCAGCCGCGCCATTGCATCTTCCGGCGTCACGCCAGACGCCTCCATCGCGCGAAGCACTTTAATTTCAGCAGCCGTCGCACCACCGCTACGCTGCGGCGCGGCAGGCGGGGCTGTGGGCGGGACAGGTGCGCCAGCCGTAGGCGCGGCAGGCGGGGCTGTGGGCGGGACAGGTGCGCCAGCCGTAGGCGCGGCAGGCGGGGCTGTCGGGCCACGAAAACGGCTAGTAGCTGCTTGTACAGCTTGCATGGCGTTTGGCAGCCTAAACGCGCCATATCCTGTGGCACCGCCAAAAAGACCGCCAACGGTAGCGCCTTGCACCGCCCCGTATCCGCGCTGATCTTCCGGCGCTGAAAGAGCGCCGGAAACGTAACCTAATGGAACGCCAACGCGAGCGCCCTCCTTGATCGCTTCCATGCCGGTGCGGACGGTGCGGCCACCGCCGCCATAAGCGGCGCGAGCTAGTTGCAACCCGCGTGCTGTTGCAGCCGCAGTTGAAGCCCCCCCGGTTTGCGGGGCAATTAGCAGAGACGCGGCGACAGGCAACGTAGCGCCGACGGCAGTTGCGCCAGCAGAAAGCCAAGGGTTTTCTGCGGAAAACTTCTCGCGCCGCTGCTGTTGCAACTGCAAGGAACGCGAGTAGTCGCCGCCTGTAGCGGCTTCCAGACCAGCAGAGAGTTCGTCAGCGCCGCCCATCGACAGGCCCTGATTGAAGCTTTCCAGCGCACCGCCGAACGTGCTGCTGGATGTATCTTGCGCGTACTGTTTACGCGCTTCCTCTGGCGAGGCCGCTTCGTAAATTACGCCTTTGATCCTGTATTTAGCCATTAGTGCTTCTTTCTTACTCATCCAGGTCGATCACGCCGTCGTCGTCGGCAGGCTGGTTTAAGTACTGCGAGTCCTCAAGTTCCTTCAAGGCTGTTTCAAGCGCGGGCAATGCCCGACCCGCGCGCGCGCGTAGCGACGCCATGTAGACTGCATACCCACGCTTTTTCTGCTGAATATTTTCGGACTTATCACCAAAAGCCGGCACAAGTTCCCGCACCTTCTGTTTTGCTTCGCTTTCGTTAATGCCTGCACCAGTAGCTGCGCGAAGAAGTGCCTCCGCCATTGACTCAGACGCTTGAGAGAACATCTGACGCGCGGCGGTACGGTTGGCGTTAGTAATGTCTTCGCCAACAAAAGGAATTTTTGAGGTAATAACCTCGCCAAAAGATTGAATAGAAGCATTAGGGTCTAGCTTTAAGGCTGCGTCCATATTTTTCACAGCCATACCGGCCTGCGCCACCCAGCCAGCCGCCTTGCGTTCATCTTCCGACGGCTGTGCGTTGCTCTGCTTTGGATTGAGCGTGCCAGCATAAACAGTTGGCACGCCGTTGACGTAGGTGAATGGCTTGCCGCTGCGCTGGTCCTTGAACACCGGGTTGCCTTTATTGTCCGCGCCAAGAACCGGAGTAGCACCAGCGCCAAAGACATTCGCCGCATTTCTGTTAGCCGCAGCCCGCGCGTCTGCGCGTGCCTGCTCATTAAGCGAACGCTGGTCCGCCCAAGACTGCCTGCCAATGTCTTCAATAACGCCCAAGCCTTCATTGCGACCAGCGCCGGGAACGCCGATCACTTGGCCTTGATCGATAATTAGGTCGTTGCCAATCTTTTCAGGTCCGTACTGCTTTAAGGCGCGGCTTAAATACCCCTGGCTGACGGGGGCAAAGTTCTTGCCAGCAAAATTAGCTGCCATAGCAAGAACCATGTCGTTATCCGCCTGCTGCTGGCGACGCTGATGTTCAGCTTGCGCGTACTGTGAAATTTCAGTGCGGTCTACAGGCTGCCCATAGGCGCGAACTGCTTGAATAAGCAAAGAGCGCGGGTCGCCCGTCTTTAGCAGTTCCTCGTCGACGCCGAAAATGTCAGCCATAGATCACCTATCTTTAGTACAGAAGCCCGGCTTGGCGAAGTTCTTCTTCGGTCATACCGTACACGCCCTGCGGACCGCTCTGAGGTGCGGCCAACATGCCTTCCTGCTGCAAGCCTTCCATGTAGGAATTGTTAGACGCAGGCATGACTTTGGGGCCTCTCATGCTCTGCACCCAAGCGTCCAAGTTCCTCTTGGAATCAGAGGTCATTTCGCCCATGCGCTTGTCAATGCCCTTCTGCTGGTATCCAGCCGAAATGCCTTGCGCCAGGCTTCCAAGCGCCTGCGTCCAGTGCGGCGCGACGGCCACTCCGCCCATCATGCGGGTTCTAGGAATTTCCATTGACTGCTCCCGCAGGGTGTTTACCTGCTCCTGCTGACGCATCAGTTTTTCCTGCTCCGGGGTAAGCAAGCCCTGAGACATTAGATATTGGTACAGTTTTTCTGTTCTATCGTCCATTTCAGGCTCCAATCAATCCAGAGTAGTTGACCATCAGGTAGCCGCTAGGATGCTGCGCCACCAGGTCAGGCCGAACAGTCATAAGTTCTTGCGCCATGACGCCGCGCTCCCTGCGGTCAAAAATGTCGTACTCGTAAATGCCGACGCCTGCGGGGTGATCGCCAACCTTCTTGATGTTGGATTTCAGCCGAATGTCGGAGAACGCAAACGGGATAGCCGCGCCCGCGATGCTGCCGACGCCGCTCATCAGACCGCCAAGCGCACCCTGCTGCGCGTTGTAGGCGTCCATCTGCGCCTGATAGCCCATGTTCGCGGCGTTCATAAGCTGCGGCGTTTCGGACAGCCCAGCGTTCGTGAAGGACGGGAACTGCGGCATACCAACCTGCTGGCCGGTCAACAGCGCGTTCATTTCGTTCAGGCTCATGCCACGCGCCTGCGCCTGCTCCGCAATGGCCTGCTGGCGCAGACGGTTCATGTCGTCGGAGTAGCCGCTGCCAAGGTTGTACTGCCCTTGGACGGCGGCGTTCTGCGCCCCCATGCGGGCAAGGTCCATAGACGAAGCCTGCTGAAGTGCTTGATTGCCAAAATTACCTTGGCTCATAGCTTCTTGGATCGCCTGCTGGCGAGCCTGCATTGCAGCACCAAACTGGGTTTGCGCTTCTTGGCCTGCTACGTTGAAGGCGTTGTAACGCTCCGCAGACTGGCGCTGATTCATTTCGTCCAGCGCACGCTGATAAGCCGTTGTTCCTTGCTGAAAACCGCGATTTGACAGCTTGGTTTCCAGCGACTGCTGCGCCATCTGTTGCTGCGGGGCCATCTGCTCTATCAGCGACTGGGCAATCTGATTACGATAGTTTGTGTCATACGTCGGTGCAGCCGGAGCGCCGCCGAAGTTGTAAGACGTATTCAGACCAGGCGTGTAGTCAGTAAGGCTAGTCTGAAGGCTTCCCGGCGCACCAGGCGCAGTCATGGAAGGCAAGTTCTGCCAGTCGAACGGCTTGGCGTAGGAGTTCGCCACGTTCTGCATGAAGCCTTGCGCCAGGTTGCTACGGCCCTGCTGGACGGCAATCTGCGAATCCAGCGCGTTCTGAAGCGACGGGTCAAGGTTTACGCTCTGCTGCCACTGCGTAACGCGCTGGCCCGTGGCCGGGTCATTAGTACCGTAGGTGTTCCAGGTCTGCGAACCCCAAGGCGTGTACACCTCCGGGCGGTTCGCATAGTTCTGCGTAACCACGTTCTCACGCGAGGCAGCCGCCTGTGCGTTCGCAACGCCAGTGTAATCAGGCGGCGCGGGAGTAGATTTGCTTCCCATTCTCTCTCTCCAAATAGCGGCAATCCTCGCGCCGCAGCGACAAGATCACCAAGCTGCCATCAGGATGACCACCCTCGATGGAAGCCACTTCTGTAAATCCAACATGCTTGTCAAACTTCAGCGCCCGCTTGTTGCCTGACGGCACAGCGCCAATTACCACGTTCAGCTTTGCGGTGTTGAAAGCGTAATCGAACGTGCAGCGCAAAAACTCACGGCTAACCCAATTACCCTCGCCCGCAACGTGCATCTGGCACGACGCGCCGTTCCAGTTGTCAAAGCCCACCACGCCAATAATTTTGCCGTCCTCGGTGATATTTCCAAGGCAGCGCAGGTTTGGCGTAGAGACGTACTGGATGCGCTGGCAGAGCCAGGCACCAAGAACGTCATGTGGGCCAAAGACGATCATCAGTACAGGTTCCAAAGGGCGGAATCTGAGTCGCCCATGTTTTCATAATAGTTTTGCAGGGATGAATAGTCATTTTCGCCGATGTTCAACACCTGCGGCGGCGGATTGTAGGCCGCATACCCGCTGGTGAAGTCCATGTAAGGGTCATAGTGGTTTTGGATTTCAAACGTGTTTGGCGTGCCGTTGTAGTTGTACGACGTAACCGTTTGCGGCCCCATGTCCGTGTAGTAGTTGCCCTGCGTCTGCGCAACGCTTTGCTGCGGCTGCTGGTAGCTGGGCGCGACAGGCATTGACGGCAACCTTGCCGGTGCGATTGGCAGCCTGCTCATGTTAGGGATCGCGGCAGGCTGAAGCTGCGGCGCAACGTAAGCAGGACCGCCAGTCTGCGCGGCACTACCCTGCGCGGCAGCGCCGCCCTGCCACGGATAGGCCACGGTTTGATACATGCTCTGCTGCGGCACAGCGCCGCCCTGTGGCGAAGCCCCGCGCAAAGCCGCAATGAGTGCGCTCCCTTGGGCCATTACATTACGCCTCCCATTTGTCCCATGATGTGATAGCTGGAAAACGTGGTGGTGCCGCCAAGGCCGCGCACGCGCATACGCAGCGAGCCGTAGTAGCCCAAACCAGTGATGCCAATACACGTTTCATAAACACTGGACAGAGAGGACCATTGCGCCAGGTTCCACTTGCCTTCGTCCCACTCGGTACTTGGGCCTTTTACAAACGACGGAAAGCCAGCAACATTTCGCGTCGAATACTGCGTGTTGAGCCGCGCCTTGATCGCGGGAGCCTGACGCGCGATGAAAATAGGCCGCGCCATCAGGAACTGCTTTAGCTGCCCCGGCGTGTCATACGGGTTGAACGCAGGCTGCATTTCTCCGTCCACCGGCTGACCAACGGAACCATCCGTTTCAACCTGGTCCAGTTCGCCAGTGAATCCAACGGCCACGCGGTTGTCGTCAGTGGCAAAATAAAACTTGTTTTGGAACAAACAGCACGAAACAATCGGCATGTTCGACAGGCTGCACCACGCGCCAGTACCGACATTCATGGCGTACTGCTGATAGACCGCTCCTTGCGGTGGCAGCTTCACCATCAATATTTCCTGCGCCGTAATGATCTGCAAATCAAAGGCAGCTTCGTCTTTCAGCTTGGTTACAAGCGGCGACAAAACAGGCTGCACTTTGGCAGACGGGCCTTGCGACAGGTCGGCAGAAAACGCGCCGTTGACAAGCCTGGAAACCGGGATCAACCCAAGTTCCGACAGGATCATCACTTCGCCGCCGTATGACGTATAGAAGCGCCCGTATTTCGGCACCGGGCCGATGTACCACACGCCCTTTTGACCAAAATCGTTGGGGTCTGCCGGGTCTGTGCCCTGCCACACCGAAACGTCGCCTTCGGTTCCAACAGCAACAAGGTAGTCATCAACGCCAATTCCGCTGTCCAGCGTCCAGTTAATAAGGGCGCAAACATGGCCGCCGTTGCGAAGCATTTGACCCATTTCAAACGGGTCTGCATGGCCCGTAATGGCGTCAACGTCGCGCATGTAATAAACTTCGGAACTATCCTTAATGGTGAACCAGACGCGGTTTTTCCAAACCATTACCGATGTTGGATCGGCAGGAAGGCCAGTTGGAGATTGCTGCGTCCATGTCGAACCGTCGTAGGTCCAGTACCCCGCGCCTGGGGAAACAGCCAACAAAAAATTCCCAGCGTTGTTGGAGAACTGAACGGTACTCCACAGGTCTTCGTCTGAGCCAGTTGCAGCCTGTGACACAACAGGCGTTTCACTTGTAACGTCCCAAATATCCCCGCCGCTGGCGGCAAATAGGCGGCTTTCTCCGATTGAGGAATTGTAGGAAAACAGCGACGGGATAGATTCTTCCAGCGCCTCTGTGTGGTACTGCCAGCCCGCACGCAACTGTGCGCCCGTGCGCTTGGGTATGAAGTTGTCGAGGATAAGCGCGTCCTGCACCGGCATCGCCGCAATCGAGTCGCGGTAGTTCAGCCCGCCAACCGGCGCAGGCGACATGCGAAGCATGGCAACCTGTGACGCTGCGGACTTTCTGGGCGACTTGTTGGGGCGTAGCGGGATCAGGGGCACTAGACGCCTCCGAAACCGGTGTCAGGCACGCTGGTCAGCACGTTGATGTACGGGAAGCCGTAGGTGCGGACCATCGAAAGGACAGGGGCGCCCTTCTCCTGACCCCAGCGGTTTTCGAGGCTCAAGTGGAAATCTCGCATTGCGGCGCTGCTGTCTAGGCCCTTCATTTCCAGCCACTTCGCGCGGGCGAACAGCGTGACAAGGTACGAATCCAGCAGGATTGTGTCGCCGTTCTTGGTCGCGCGGTTCTTGTAAAGATCAGGGTTGTCCTGGTCACGCACCCACGCGTAGGACTGGTAGTAGAACGTCAAGTCCTGCGCAGCAGTCGGCGGCGACAGGATGTAGATGCTGTTGCCGCGCACCTGCCAGTAAAACGACAGCGTAGGCAGCACCTGGCGCACAATAAGCTGCTGCCACATCTGCGGGGAAATTGGACCAATGGCAGGCCACTGGTTCGTGCTGTTCCACTGGGTCTGATCCACCCAGTCGTAAAAATCTTCAGGAAGCGGAAACGCCTTCTGCGCCTGTCCAGGGCCATCGGCAACGATGGACATGGTGTAAGGCTTGGTTAATTCCTGCCAGTCGTACATGGACAGAAGGTCCAGGCCAGCCATATTGACTGCCTGAACCATCTGCTGCACGGAAGTATCCTGCGAGCCAGCCGGATCGCTCGGCGTTTCGTAACTCACCATCTGCGCGAGGTTTTGAACAATCGCGGCGAGTGTCGAATCGTTAACGATCTGGAAAGCCATTACGCTTATTCCTCAGACTTTTCGGCTTTGCCAGCCTTCTTACTCATCATGCGTGTCAAGGCTTCAAGCTGGGACTGCATTTCCTCGATCTTGGCATCACGTTGCTTCAGTTCTTCGTTTATCTTTTCAATGGGCGCGTTGCCCTTCGCCATCTCCATAAAGGCGTTGGCTGCACGTTTATCTTCAGAAAAGCCAAAGAATCTTTGGCCCACGCTGTCAGCAGCACTGGCAAGCTGCTCAACTGTGGTGATGTTGAAATACTTGTATTCCTCAACCTTAGAAGGCGTCATCTTTGGCAGTGCGGAAAGCGGCGTGCCTTCAACAACATTTCCTGCGCCAGCCTTCCACTTGGCGTACTTGTCTGCAAAGCGGCGGGCATGGAGATCGTTTACAGGCGTATCAGTGATTTCCAGCTTGTTACCGGGAACCATGATTCTGATGTAGTCAATCTCTTTGTAAATGGCACGCCCAGCCTCGGTGCTTGCGCCAGGCTGCACCACAGGCTTGCGGTAAAAACTAACAATTAGCTTTTCGTCGCCAACGTGGCGGCTTTCGTCAAGGCCCGGAGCGTCAGGAACGGCAGACCAGTCAGTAGGCATCGTGGCGGCGGCAATCGCAGACATTTTTTGTCCTTCTTTTGGTTAATGGAAAAAGTGGGGCCGAAGCCCCACTAATTAAGCGTTCGTTTCAATCTTCAGGTCAGCGGTGGTGCTAGCCGCACCAATACGCTGACCGCTGATAGAAGCACCATCCGAACCAGACTTACCGATGCCTTCGCACACAGCGCCAATGGCCTGCGTAGCGTTGGTATCAAGAATGGCCGGATAAGTGGCATTGACAGCGGCGCTGTAACCCACGGTATCAAAAGTGGATTCAGCAACGTCCGAATCATCGTCGCCTGCCTTGACCGCATACGCCCGCACCGTGTTAGTGGTGCCGGAAGCATCGGGCAAGTCAAAGGTGTCGGTGTATTCGGTCCAACCAGTGTTCGGGTCGGTGTCGCCGTAGGTGTAGTAAATGGTAGCGCCTGCGGTGGCCGTGGTAATTTCCACGGTTTCGCCCGGCGCGACCTTGCCTTCCGTGGGAGTAATCGTCGGGGTGGCAACTTGGGCCATGCTTATCTCCTAAAAAAGACCTTGGTGGACGGGGGTTCACCCAGCCCACCAAGGCAAGGTAAACCCCCACCACGGGGTCAGTTAGTTCTGGATGCGGCCCTGGAACTGAGCGCCAGAACAAGTCAGGTTGCCAGCCCAAGCCAGAATCTGAACTTCAGCGTCCTGGTTGATGGCGTAGCGGCGGTTCGGGCTGAGAGCCACCATGTTCCGGTTCTTATGCGGACGCATAAAGATGTACTTGGTGTTCAGCATGAAGCCAGTCGCAGCCGGGCAATAGCCACCGATGCCACCGTCAAGGACAACATCGCTGTCCATAAACTTGATGGTCGGGAAGCCAAGCTCGCCCGTCTTGGGGTCGGTGAAGCGCTGCTGCGCCTGCAACGAACCCATGAAGTACGACCAGTAGGTGTTGTCCAGAACCACCAGGTCAGGACGATCCGAACCGCGAACCAGCGAGGCCCACAGCTTGTTCAGCGCAGCCTGAATGGTGGTGGCCGAAGGCGTGACCGACTGGGCGCTGAAGTCGTACAGGCCCGAACGCCAGAACGACCAGGTGGCACGATCAATGCCGCCATAGGTGCCGGTGGTCGGGTCGGACGGCACAGCGGCGTCAAGGCCGGTGACTTCCTTACCGCTGGAACCAGTGCCATCGCTGTAGACAGACTGAGCCAGCTTGTTCGCCATCGTGCTTTCGGCCACGTTCAGGCGGGCTTCCAGCAGGTCGATGAAGGCTTCCTTGCCGGAGTTCTGGAGCATTTCCAGACCCGACATGACAACCGGGCAGGCAAGCTGCTTGATGTTGAATTCGGCGGCGCTGATAACGTCCGACGCGGCAACCGGCAGCAGATCGTAACCGGAATAGAAACCGGCGTTGCCGTTCTGGGCAAACGACAGTTCCTGAAGGATCACGTTACCGCCGCCAAACGGCTTCACGTTGCCGCGCTGGTTCAGCTTGGCAAGCAGAGCGTTGTTCTTGGTGACGTTATCCGCAATCTGGCGGGTGCGCGACTGGATGGTAGTCGCAATGATGTCCGTGACGGACGTATTGGCAAAAGCCATTGTAGTTTCTCCATGACTGATCGCCCGCTTGGGGCGGTTGGGTTAAAGACACATCGCTTCGTTGCAGACGAACGATATGGCTCAGTCATGTTCCGGCTAGGCCGGATGGCATCGGGGCCAAGAAACAGAGGGATGGGGCTTGCGCCTTCCGCCCTGGCTGTTGCTGCACGCTTGGCTCTTTGGCAGGCCCCTCGCAGGCGATGGCGCAACTTTGTTGCGTTCGACCCTAATCGGTTCCTGCCGGGAACCTGTGTCATTATTGCCACACCAGATGATGTGACTTTAACAACACACCTGTTGTAACATTATCGGCTATGGGCCGCAAGCGCGGCTTCGATGGCAGAACGGATGTTGGGCGCAGCGTTCGTTGTCGGTGCCGCGAGCGCCGGGCTTCCCGTCACCTGTACAGCCGCAGCCTTGGCCCGCTGCGCCGTTTCCGTCATGCGCTGCCCGCCCTGCTGCTTAGACCGCGCCTGCAAAACAGCCCGCACTTGGGGGTTTGTCAGGCACGCCTGCTTATATGCCTCCTGCAAGGTCAATTCCCGGCCACGGCGCTGGGCCACTTCCATCAGGTCGGCCATGTCCTCGCGCACATCGTTGGCAAATTCGGCTTGCGACAGGAAGTTCTGAACCTCGCCCTGCGCCTCCTGCGACACCCGCTGCTGCTGCATCTGCTGGGCCTGCTGGAACTGGTTCATAAACTGCTGAACCGGGGCCATCTGCTGCTGCACCGCCTGCTGCACCGCCATTACCTGCGGGTCCATCTGCGGCACCTCGCCCACCAGCGCCTGATCCAACTGCTCAATAAAGTCCTTACCGAACCGGCCAATGCCGAACTGCTTGACGATGCCAGCCACCATGTTCGCCAGGTCCGGGGCCGGAGCCGTCCGCAGACGCGCCGCCGTCGCCATGACATTCGCCACCGCCTGCGCGTGGTTGCTGCCTTCGGCCTGTATGAACATTTCGTAAGGCGAAATAGCCTTGGCAATCGTGTCGGCGTACTTCCGCGCTTCCGCCGTTTCCTTCAGCGTGCGCTGCACCTCGCTTTCGCGCCGCGCAATTTCATTGCGCACTGGCGCGGGGAGCGTGCCCCAATGCTCACGCAGTTCCGGCTTCCAGGATGCCGGGGCCTTGTCCTGCGACTTTGGTTCCGACTTCGGGCCAGGCTTAACGCCTTCGCTGGCAGCCTCCGGCGCGGCTTCCGCCTTCGGTTCATCCTTGACCAACAGCGGCTGTTCAACGCTTTCGCCCGTGTCTATGGGCGCGTCAAGGCTGGGTTCAAAATCCGGTACGTTGTCCTGCTGTACCGGCTGCTGAACGGCTACCGGGGCTTCTTCATTCGGCATCGCCGCTTCAATGGCATCTCTAATCGTGGTGGGTTGGTCGGTCATTTTTATTTGTTCTCCAACTGGTGAATGACTCGTAAAATGTCGTTACGGGTGATGGTGCCACCGCGCTTGTAATAGTTTTCGCGCTGCTCCTTGGCCTTGGCCCAGGACGATGAATAGTCATCCGCCGTCGTCAGCCCGTGCCGCTTCATGTACTCGCGGTGCTTCTTGCGGGTGCTAATGTCCGTGCCGTCCGTCGCACGAAGCCCGTCGTAATGAGCATCGCTGATGTACTTGGTCTTATGCTCCGGGGCATCACGGTAGACTTCCACCATTTCCCCGCGATCTTTGTCGTAGCGATATGTGCGGCGCATGGCTATTGCCCCCTCTTCTTCCGCTTGTTGTATTCCTGCGTGTCGCGTTCCATGTAGTCGTGAACTACCCTTTCGCGTGCTTCGGCTTCCTCAACACTGCCGTACATAGGAAACTTAATTCCAGACCGCAGCGCCCGCTGCAATGCCTCGTTAGGCGAAAGCACCTGTTTGTCCCAGTAGGTCGGATAATACATCTGCTTATCGTCAACGCCGCTGATCGCGCCTTTGAACGTGGTCAAGCTGCCGTCCTGGTTGGCGAGGCCGCGTTCAGGGTTCATGTTTTGGCGCGAATAATTTAGCGCGTTCATTTCCTCCTGCGTCAGCGGGTAATCCCAGCCAGCCATAGTCAGCCCTTCCGAAGTGCTTTGGCCTGCATAGCCTGCTTCTGCATCCGGCCACCTTTGTCCGCAGCGTTAAACTCTTTTGCCACAGACTGCGGAACACCAGCACGCTTGGCAAAAGCCGTATCATGCGCGGCAGCAGCCATAAGCCGCGCTTGCGCTTTTGACTTACTCGGCATCCTTCATGCCTTCTGTAGCCATTTTGCCTTTTTCTTTTTCGCCGTATTCCTCGCCGCCTTCGTATTCTTCCGACTCGTATTCCTCGCCGCCCATCTCTCCAAGGTCAGGCTCTTTGTAGTCGTCCGGCATACGCGCCAACTGGCGCAGGATTTCGGCGTAAATCTGCATCTTGGCTTTCATGGCACTACCTCACAATTGGGGGAAGGTTAGGGTTTGGCTGAAACATCTGGCGCATCTGCATAACCTTGGCCTGCGTATCAACCTGCGTATCCTGCGCGTTGGCCTCGCGCTCCTTGGCCTGCGCCATCTTGTTCGCCATATCCGCCTGCTGTTCCGGCGTCGGACCCTGCGGACCAATCGGCGTGTTCTGCAACTGCGCGATGGCCTGATCCAAAACGCTCTCGATCTGGCTGGACACGCGGAACTTGCTCACCGCCCACTGCATCAGCTTCAGGAAGTACGGCGCACTGCCCGGCACCTGCTGCGCCATCGGCCCAACCTGCGAGACAAACGCGCCAAGGCCCTGCATGAACTGCACCGCGCTGTCACGCTCCGACGCCCAGTCCATAGCCGCCATCGAATCCGCCTCAATGCTGATGCGGTATTCGGCCATCTTTTCGTCCTTAATCAACTGCACCGCAGGAACAGCAAACTGCGCGTCCGGGGTGCGTTCAATGTTGGACCGCTGAACAATCGTTTCCGGCTGCCAGTGCTTGCTGATGATCTCAGACTTGATGCGCAGCAAGTTCGTAACCCATTCCGCAATATAGAACTGGTTTAACTGCACGCGCGTCGAACCAAACTGCGCCTTGATGCTTTGCGCCGTCGCAGTCTCCGTCGCCTTGGACGAACCGCGCATAATGTCCGACACGCCCAGCACTTCGTAAATCTGCATCGTCTTGTCCTGACGATACTGGCGAAGCTGGTTGATGGCGTTGACGATGGTTTCAATAGGGGCAAAATCTACCTTGCCCTTGATGCCACCGCCTTCCGAAAAACCGGCCCAATTGTCCACCGGGATCAATTGGTTCTCAGCCGCCTGGCTGAACAGACGCTGCACGCCCTCATGGTTGCGGTCATACAGGCCCGTTACCTTGGCCGCGCGGGTCAGCCAGGTGATGCGCGTGTTGATTTCGTCCAGTTCTTCAAACTGGTCCTGCGCGAAGATAAAATCAGCACGCCCGATGAAGTTACTGCTGGTGACGTTTGCCACCAGCGGCTTCGGGCACGGGAAGAACTTGTCCAACTGAAGCGGATCGTCCTTCACATCCAGAATCGTGGCCGCACCCTTGGCGTACCAGTACACCTTGCGGTCATCCTTTGACCAAATCTCGTAAACTTCAGCCTTGGACCACGGATCGTTCTTCGGCGTCTGCGCGTTGGCGTCGTTCGTCGCACGCTGGAACAGCGGCACCGACTTGCCGATTTCCTCGCCAAACCGCGCCACCAACTGATCGCGCGTCATGTACACGCGCCGCGCCACCCAGCGCACCTCGTCCCACACACGGGCAGGCGAATAGAAGAAATCCTTCCAGTAGATGTAATCAACCGGCGCATCTTCGTTGACGATGCGCTCAACCTGCTGCTCCGGCGCAATCTCCATGCCGGTCATCGGGTCGATCTCGGAGGGGACCGTTTCCACCGCCGTTTCAACCTCATAGCGCATCCACGCCTGGCCCATGCCGACCACAATCCAGTCCTCAATGCACTGGCGCACCGCCGCGTCCCAGTTCGACACGTTGTCGTCAAACGAACGGTTCAGCAGGCGCTGCATCATAGAACCGGCAACCCGCGCCGTATCGTCGTCCGCGTCCAGGAAGCTACGCGCCACATCGGCACGCGGCGGGCGCGAATACAGCAGCGACATGACCACCTTGGTCGTAGACCAGAACAGGTTTACGCGGCTTTCCTGCTCCGCCCACTCGTCGCGCTTGTCCAGGTACCGGCGCGTGATGCGGTCGCCGTCCTCCTGAAACTTCAGAAGCTCCTTCTGCGAAGCCTCAATCTCCATCGCCCAGCGCGAGGCAAGGCCAGACGGCGTATCCGCAAAATCCGTGACCGATTCGGCCCGCGATTGTATTTCCATCATCCTATCCGCTCGCCCTGTAACGGCTGACAATCCCAAATATCGTCAAGCCGAAATGAATATGAATCGCGCACGCCTGTTTTTACTTTCTCAACACCTTTGCCCGCAGAATTCCCCACTGCCTTTGTACTAAGCGCCAGGTATCTGAAAGCATCCGACGCGTGGCTGTGCTGATCGTGTTTAGGACGGCTGCGAAACGTCTGCGTGCGCTCGTCCCACTCGCGCATATACGCGCGTAGATGCTCGATCCCGTCATACGTCACGCCCTCGTCAAAATAACACTTCGGAAGCACAATTCGCGCCGCCTCAATGCCGTCCTGCAAACTCAACTCCGGCACCAAACGCGGCGTAATGCCATTCGTCAGAAACTGCTCCATGATGCTTTTGCCTGTCTGCAAAGACTTGGCCCGCGCATCATGCGGCAGGTACACATTCCCGACCTTGTAAGGCCGGGTCTTGATCCAGTCGATGTAGTGGCCGATCTCCCGGTTGTCCGCTTCGTAAAAATCCACGATGCGGTAGCCGTCCGGCGTCGTCTGCCAGCCCCACCAACTGCAACTATCCGTATATCCCAAGTCCGCGACCAAATCGACGGGAAATTCCTTGTCAACCGGAAACTGCCCGACGCGGCCACTTTCATACGCCTCGCCTATCTGCTTGGCGAAGTACGCCCCAGGCACCGCCGCGTCAAAACTGATCTCAAACTCAGTGAGATACTTGTCCTCCGTCATCTGCGCCCGCGCGTCGCGCAGTTCTTCAGGCGGCAAAATGCCCGTCTTGCTGGCCGGAAGTTCCAGCAAAAGATGCGTTTTCGGGTTTATTCGGGCTTCTTCACGCAGGTTCCAAAAAAGGTTCTTTCCCGCCGGGGTGCCAGCAAATATCGCCCAACCCATCCGATCCGATAATGCCGGGCGAAGTACCGAGTACCACGCGCTAGGCCGTATCTGCCCAATCTCATCCAGCACAACCCCATCAAAATACATGCCGCGCCACGCGTCCGGGTTGTCCGCGCCGCCCACATAAATCATGCTCGTCCCGCCACTGCCATTGCGCAGCGTAACGTGCAGTTCGCTCTCATTCGGCGGCTTTGCCCAGATAGGCTTCGTCAATTCCTTGATGTACTTCCACGCAACCTTCTTGGCCTGGTCGCGCTGCGGGGCCATGTAGGCGTACTGCGGGTTCCGGCGCTTGTTCTGCAAGGCGCTGATGACCAAATCCGCGCACATCGCAACCGT